GGTGTGCAGTAGGTTCGGCAGCTATTAGTCGAGGCCCCTTAGCAGTTTTTGGAACTGCATGGAGTTTCGAAGGTGGCTCATATGTGCTAGGTGATGTGGTTTCAAGCGGGTCTCGATCCAACGGATCAGATCCCACTCGAATCCATGCTTCCGGCGAGGCGTTTTGAAGTGCCTCTCCTTCGCATACCTGTTCTCCAACTCTCGTTGGATCAGGTACCACCGAAACAGCATCGTTCTCTCCTTGTAGGTGCAAAGGTAATTGATACCCTTCACCTGCCCTGGCAGATCTAGGAAGAGTCTCTCCGTCTCTCGACGAAGATAATCCACTAGTTCGTGCAAGCGTACCGTACTCACGGTAAGGAAAGGACGCTCCGAGCTTCTCGGACCATGTAGGGAAGTCATATTTATGCTCCTTATGTGTTAGATCCGATACAGCTCCAGGCCCATGCCTAAAGCCTATGCCATTAGAATTGGCTCGGATCGAGGATAAGAATTCTTCGATTCCGAACGTTCCAATGGCTTGGGAGAAGATGTCGAAGTTTGATTGACATCTCTCGAGGATGGTTCTGTCGAAAGGATAGAGTTCCTCAAGCTCTGGCTCTCGCCAAAGCTCAAGTTGCTCGCTCCTGCCAGAAGCAGCAAGCTGATCGAACAGATCAACAAAACTGCAACTGTCATCAGAACCCAGATCGTCATTACCCCAACTGAATGTTGGTATACGGGCGGTCTGTTCGACATGGTAGTACTCCTTCAGCACTTGTTTTGTGCGTGCAGAGGTACAATCCATTTCCACTTTCTTGCCGAGACATAGTAATTGTCTCAATAAAAACAAGGCAGTGGGGTCGGCACCCTCCTTTAGGTTGCCACAACGATCAAAGATCCGTAACCAAAGTCCCCGGAATAATCTGGGCACTTGGGTTGTAGCAGAGGCCCTTTTACTTAGGGCACCCTCTACAACTAGACGGCCGCTTTCAAGAGCTCTAAGAAGAGCACTATCGAGAGCCGGGAGGTCAAGGAAATACAACCCTTTTCCTCTCTCTTTGGTCAAACGGGTGAGTCGCTCTTTGTCTCGAGCAACTTCCGTTTTATCGTTAGGGTACGCGAGGGAATAGTCCTTGAGGACACCCTCTGCAACCTTGAGCAAACCATTTGCAAGGCTTTTCATATTCAATTCCTTTCAGAATGTGAATAGTCCTAGCCTCTGCACGACGCAACTGTTAACGAGTCTTACGACTCCCAGTTCAACAGTTTGGTGAAGTTAGCTTCCGTTTGGAAAGCCGACGCACCTGCTGCGAACTTGGCCGATGCCACGACGGTATCGGTCTGGTCGTTCTCAAGTACAGAGTAGTACTTACGAACGGTGTTAACGGTTGCTGGAGCCACCGCAAAAACAGTCTCCACCAACTCGATGTTGTGGCGGTCAACTTTGACCCCCGCACGCGTCTTGTCGGTGTAGGTGCTATTGCGTAGCTTCAAACGAAACGAACCCGTAGTTTCGCGAAGAAAATATTCTGAACCATAACCATCTTGGTTAACACGGTTCAGGATCTTTGCGACTGCGTTGATCGTGATCGTAATCGTATCAGAGAACATGGTATTACTCCTTAGTAGCAGATTATAGCCTTGACACTATTGTCTTGGCTAGAGGTTCCTCGGCACGCGCCGAGTTACCCCGATGCTACCAAGTATCGATAACTGTCTCTGACTTAATAGAGACAGCTGGAAGTCTACAGGAACGTAAGTGACCGTACGCCGCCTTTTGCTAACTTCGGTCCATCCCCCATCCTTAACGGGTGAGTTTGGAACCGGTTGTTTTGCTAAGGCAGACGTAGTCGTCTGGGTCATGAGCTGAATTGCTCCATGAGTCGCACCTATTACATTGCGATTAGCAGCGAGGACATCTCCTACGTTGCTACACCAGTCGATGAGCCATGTCCAGGGTATTGCATTCCAGGCCGTCTCAAAACTGAGATTTAAGCCTAAAACTGCATGCCTAGCCATGTCTCGCAGGTCGGACTTCATGAGGCCTTTGGGATTGTCTGGATACCAGACAACGAAACCCCAAATCCTCCTTTGAGTATTCTTGTGCACGTCAAGGTGAACTGTAACTTTGTCACCTGACTGCGCAATTATATCAAAGGGAACGAGAGTATGGATACTCCCGCTCCATAAG